TTTATCCAACATTGTTTGTGTGGAACCTTGTTTTTCTAGTGTGTCCATGAGCCATTGAACCGACTCATAAGGCAGCGTGGCGCGCTTGGTGCCGCCATTTCCAGAATCAACATAAAAGTCGAGTCGCACGCCATATCCACCAGAGGGGATAAATCCAGCCTTTGCAGCTTGGGCGTCTTGGACTTGTTGCTGGAGCATTTGTTCATGCTCTTGCATTTTTTGGTCATAGAGTTGCTGTATTTGCGGCGGGAGGAACTCGTAACTAGCCTCTTTCATTCGGTGTGTAAGGCGCTTAATGATATATTCGTGATTATCTTTCGGATTAGCAGCTCGGTACTTACCCCGATCAAGAGAAAGTATGTCGCTAGTAGCATTATCGTAATCAATCGTGAGATCATCGAACATTCCATCCACATTAGCGTGCGGCATTTGGCGAATGAGTTTGCCCAAATCTTCTCGCTCTAAATTGTTCCCCGTGTACTGTAAAATATGGTTAAACGTCAATGTTCTTCCCATCTTTGTTTCGGGATCGTCAGTTTGGGGCTCTAGCCGAATCTGAAAGTGTAAATCTTCGGCGTTTTTGAACTCCGCGATGTTCACCATCTCGTTTTTACCCACCATGGGGATAAGCATTTGCTCGTCGTAGTAAAACTTGGCAATTTCGAGCGTGGACTTACACACTTCGACCAAAAACTCCTCAAACTTCTCGGCGTACATCGAAAATTTACGCTTATCGCGCATCGATGCAAAAAGCATGGTGTAAGCGTCGCCCGCAGGTTGTTTATCCCCGCCGCCCGAGAAAGGGTCAACGACGTTAGCCACTTCGTACATCTCAGCGATATTTTGCTGCATGGTTTGCAGGTACTGGTCGCCCGAGCGGCCAGGTAGAATGATAGGCTGGATGCCTGTGTAGTTCACGGCCCTAATTCCGGGCAGCGTGCCGCCCTGACTGAGCTTTGAGCCCGATTGAACGAGTAGCTTGTCATCCCCAAGCGTGAGTTGTGCTTTAGCGACTGAAGATGCACAGCGATTTATCTCAACTTGATATGGACGAAGTTGCTTAATGATACTTCGAGCACGCGGCGTGGTGGGGATCTCGTCCCAACCCTTCCCCACGATGGGGAAAAACCCTCCAGGTAGCTCCCCCTCAAACAAAATCCCTTTAGGCGTAGTAATGTAGTAGTAACCCATTGGGTAGACAGGGGATGGACGCCAGTAGAACTCCCGCACCATCGTTTGGTTGCGTGTACTTGAATACGATCCAGTGATCGTATCAAAGACTTTGTAAGTTTCGTCGCTATCTTCTTCAACTAAAGCTTGTTTTTTTGGGTCATCGGCTACAATTCGCTTTAACTCCTTGGTTTGCACCATTTTGTGGTAACACAACCATGGGCACTCCTCTAAGGTCTTACCTTCGGGTGCGCGCAGTAAGTTAAACCCCAAAATTCGCTCGTATTTGATATCCCCAGAGAAAACAGGTTTACCCATGTCGGGTTCTGCACTTTGTCGACCTGTTTCTTCATCGTATTGATAGACGGGCTGTCCCCCCTCGTCTATGGCTTGCTCGTAGCCCATGAACTTACCCGCGTTTGGGTCCCAAAATATCTTAGCAAAAACTTCCCCCACGCCTACGAAATCCTCGCACCATTGCCTGGTTTTCTCGCGCAGTTTATGTGTACTTCGGATGTGCTGCCACACCGCCGCGTGCAGTTCGGTTGCTTTTTGGTCTGCCAATTCTTTTGGGTTATTGGGGAAGGGAGCCACGCTTGGGGCGTACCCCACGATGTTGGAGACGATTTGCTTAACAATACGCTGCGTGTGGTTTTTCGTAAGCCGAATCTTCCACTCACTTGATAACTTTTCGTACGAACGGATGTGTTGGTGAAACTGTGCCCCACGCCGCGTGTGCTGTTCCCCCGCAATCATGAGAAGATTTGTCCTTTGTTCAGCAAATATCTCTTGGTCCACTGACTTCGCGTCCAAATAAAGCTGATTCAAATCTTCTATTTTTTTCTTTGGCATTAATCTTGTTCCTCAAGATCGCGACGGGGTATATCTCTTTTCTCGTCGCGGCTTATCATATATTTTTCATACGCCAAGGGATCAGACGCCAGGAGGTTAGCCTCGTATTCAGCTTCCACCTCATCTTCGATTTCAGCTAGGGCTTGTTGTTCCAAAGCTGTTACTTCTTGGGCTGTACCCAAAGAAGAAACCGGACGCGCTTGCTCGCGCGCTACAATTTCCTCAAAAGTAGCCAAAAAAGAAATCTTAATATCCCCCATGGATAAGTCTAACACTTTATTTTTAGCACAGGTTTCTATTATACGACATAAACCCTCGCTATCCATTGAGGAGGTCGTCCCACTCCGCAAGTTCTTCTTCAATGGTAGGGTATCCTTCTTCCTCTTTGGTTCCATTCCAGTAATCTCTCCGTAAATCTGTTTCGCTTCGTTCCTTTATGACAGGTTTATTAAAAAGTGTCAGGTTATCTAACGCGATGGATTTAATCGCCGACCAATCCCAAGGAATTTGGGAAACGGCATAGCGCAGCGCATCGATAAAATCATCCCGCGCGTGGCGCTTGGCTACGTCCTCTCGCAACGTCATGAACTCGGTGGATAGAGATTCTAGCTCAGGAATGTCGTCAATACTGAGCATATCATTCTTAAAAAGTACGTTGAGCATCGACACGCCAAGCTCTTGCGATTTCTCAGCCCTTATAAATGATTCGCCTCTGCGGCTTGCGATAATGAAAAAATCCCGCGAGTGATAATCATAATACTGCCCACGCATGGGCAGATTTCCCCGCATCATGGTGTGTTGCTCCAATATATCGGCACTCGAAGTATCCACACCTTTTGGGCCGCGCCATCCCTTGATGACTCGCGCACTTTTATAATCAGGAGCGACCGCAATCATGGCTATTGCGGCGGGGTGCCCCTCGCCGCCCCCACCAATATCTACGCCGGAGTAGTAAACCCAAGTAGAGGGGATGGGGGAGGGGGACTTCACATTTAGTCTGCGATTAAAAGAGGGATATTTTAATCCTGTATCTTGCACGAACTGCCCATAGACCCTGCGCTGTACTTCTTGCGGGGACTTACAATTGTTTTTCACGCGGTTGATCTTTTTTTCAGTCCAATGCGTTTCTTTCCCGTGTTCGTCGAACATACAATCATACATCGACACTTGAATCTTGAGGGCTTCTTTGAACGTCTCGTTTTCTGTGCCTTGTTCCTCAAAGGCACACCGCCAGAGATTTTGTGAACGAGTAGCTGTAAATACGCCGCTAAGAAATCCGTTCACAGCTTCGCGCCGCAGGGATAACTCATCGTAAAGTTCTTCCGGCAGTTCTTCATCAAACGCGATGTAATCCACCGTCGATGCTTGCAGCGCGTGAACGTCTTGCGCGTAGGTCTTGAAATACAACTGCACGCCGCTATTGAACGTGAGTTTGTATGGATATTTATTCATGTACTTCAAAGTCCAACCATACTGGGGGTGGTCTTTGAACTCATTGCAAGGAAGCCATTCGGGTATCCACTTGCCCTCAATCTCTGCCAAAATCGTGTCTTTTGTGGGGTAGAGGTACCAAAACACTCGCGGGGTACGTGAAAAAAGTTTCGGCCAAAGGTCTTTGTTCGTGGCCCACTCGATGACTTTACGAAGCTGGGTTGACGACTTGCCAATTTGGTTGGCCGCCACTATGAATTGATTGGGGTTGGTGGAGTCGAAAAACGTGCGTGCCCAAGGATAGAGGGGATGGCCATAGAGATGGGGGAGTCCTTCTTCGATGCGGCGTCTCTCCTCCAATAACTCTAGTTTTTTTAATTTCTCTTCAAGTTGAGTTCTCGTCGGTGAGTTGCTTTGTATCATCCCCTTCAAGCTGCGCGATGCGTGCGTTGATATCTGCCAAGGAGGGAACTTCTTTTATCTCCTTGTCATCTACCTTTTCATGCGTGTGCTCTACTTGCCCCTTTTGTAAAATACGCTGCGTGTATTCCCCGTGTTTACGCTTATCCAAAATTGTAAAAACATCCACGATGAGCTTCGCTGACTTCATGTCTGGCTCTTTAATTGGCTCCCCATTTTCGTCGCATAGAAAACCACCATGGCGGTCACGCTGAAATTTGTATACGGGGATTTTTAGAATCTCCAATAATTTACCATGTCCCAGTTCCAAAGCCGCATCCAAAAACGCGCGTTCATCCAAAGGGGGATGGAAAAGCCACGCGACGAAAAATTCATTATTTCTTAAGAGCGTATGCAACTT